TTCTGACCCCGATGGTTAACTTCTCTGATATCGACGAAAAGACAGGCGCAAGTATCCAGACTCTCCACACTCCTTTAAGCGCTGTCAAGCGTATGCGAGAACTTCCGGAGATCCACGGGTGCCTCTTTAAGAGCAACGTGGTACAGGGAGTCGGCGGTGGCCAAGGCGACTCTATTCAACATGATGACACCGACTACGCCAATATGTCCACAGAAGAATATCGCAAAAACCGCGAGGCTATCAAACAGCGGGTCGGTATTCGAGTTTAATACAACTATCTGACTTGATTGTCCGCACCTTTCAAGCTTCAGATATACCGGTAAGACCGGGTTTCGTCTTGTGTATACCAGGGACACAAGACTTGAAGATCTCCTGGGAGTCAGTTTCAAACTCACTCAAACAACAAGGAGTTCAATTATGAACTTGTTCCCTCTGTGTTACGCAAACGATAATGATGCTCTGATTCCGGAGCTGTGGGCCAATGAGTCCCTCGCGATCCTCGAAGAGAATATGGTTATGGCCAACTTGGTCCACCGTGACTTTTCCCCTCTTGTGGCTAGCTTCGGCGACGTGGTCAACACCCGACGCCCGAGCGAGTTCTCGACCAAACGTAAGGCGCAGGCCGACGCCGTGGTCAACCAGGACGCCACCAGCACAAATGTGCAGGTCCCTCTGAACCAGCATATCTACATAACGTTCACCATCAAGGACGAAGAGGCCAGTATGTCGTTCAAGGAATTGGTCTCGTACTACATGGAGCCTGCTGCGATGCAACTGGCCCGTAGTGTTGACCGAATTCTGTGTGGTCAAGTCCCGAGTTTCAAGGCTAACTATGCTGGTAAGCTGGCCGAGATGAGTTCCGCGAACGCGAAGGATTGGATTCTCGACGCTCGGGAAGTCATGAACGTCAACAAGGCGTACCCGAACGGCCGCAACTTGGTCGTCAGCCCGCAAGCTGAGAGCGAGATGTTGAAGACCGAACTCTTCCTTGCTGCGAACAAGCGAGGGGATGGCGGGAAGGCCTTGGAAGAGGCCAGTTTGGGTCGCGTTCTCGGTTTCGACACTTACATGGATCAGAATGTCAACTATGCTGCGCTGGGCAACGCCGACACGCTGACCCTGAACCACACCGCTGGTGCTTCCGCTGGTGACACTGGTAACAAGGCTTGTACAGCCACCTCGGCTGCGACGGTCGGTGCCTATGTCTGGTTCACTGGCGAAGGTCAACCGCACGAAGTCGAAGCCGTCACTGGTGGCCTCACGGGTATTACGCTTGTCGCCACTTACAAGAGCACCGTTGCTGCTAACGCCGTTGGTTACGCTTTCGAGCCTGCCACCGTTGGTGCAACTTATGCCATTGGTTACGACAAGGGTGTTACGCTCAACACCATCACTGCCAACAAGCTTCCTATCGTGGGTCAGTTGCTGGCATTCGGTACGAATGCCGGTGGTGATCGTAAGGAATACACGATCATCGAAGTCGATGCGGTGAGCACCACGAGTGTCATCGTCTGGCTTGATCGCCCCCTCGAAGTGGCTGTCACGGCCGCCGACAGTGCATTTCCCGGCCCTCATGGCTCTATGTGCTTCGCTTTCCATCGTAACGCCCTCGCTCTCGTGAGCCGCCCGTTGGCCCTGCCGAGCAACTCGCTTGGCGTCCAAGCCGCCATTGGTAGCTACAACGATCTCGCGCTGCGAGTTGCTATGCAATACGACATCTCGGCTCAGGGTACCGTTGTGACCCTGGATATGTTGTGTGGAGTAGCCACGTTGGATACTAACCTCGGTTGTGTCCTGTATGCGTAAACAATACGGGTGTGAACCCGTAATGTGATAACGACCTGACGGGTCTAAAGCGGCCCGTCAGGTTTCTTTTCTCTCAACGCTTAACAGGGCATCGACCATGACCGACTATCTTACCGTATTGAAAGACTTCGGTCCTTATATTGGCGTGATCCTGTTCTTCATCTGGAGAGATTGGAGACGTGAAGAAGGTTTAGTAAACCGTGTAAAGTCATTGGAGAAATTCAACACTGAAGTTCTTGTAAGCCTGGTCAAAGAGACTACAGCGGTGATCGCGGCGAACACCGAGCAACTTCGTCTCATAACCTTAGTCACTGAAATCAAAGCGCATCAAAATGGTTAGACCAAATTACAATTTGATCCGCTTCGTTCGGAGAACTATCCGAATGATGAAGAAAGAGTATGGTAGTCCGATCACGGTTTACCAACTCGGTAGTGTCAGCACCAACCACGACACAGGTGTCAAGACACAGACGCACACATCAACGTTTGTACGTCGCGCAGTTGTACTCCCAGTCGACTTGACTCGGGACGTCATCCAAACCATCTCAATGATCTCGGCCAACAAGAAAGTCGTTCAAGGTGGCACATTTGACCCTGGCATGCGTCGTTTCATTATCGACCGCACCGATGTCCCTTCCACTTACGACATTCACCAAGATGATTGGATTGGTTTTGACGGTGCTCGCTACAACGTCAAGAAAGTCGAAGTCTTCGAGCAGTCCACGGCGTGGTTAGTACACGCAAAGCTCATCGAAGGTGCTCCCATTTATGAGGATTACCACGCGAAGACGAATGGCTATCTTCTGTCACTAACACAGACTGTTACTGGAATTGTAGTTTAATTGGAGCCCGCTGATGGATGCTAATCTTCCTCGCTGGATCTTCCAGTCAATTGCCTCGCATTTCCAGTCGGTAGCCACAGATCTCTCGCTGCCTTTCCTAGTTGAAGGCATTGATGAACGATCAGATGAGACGATGCACTCGGACCACGTCGAGTTACGTGTGACAGGGCCGACAGTGAAGGAGATCAGCAGGGATTATTATGATACCGATACCGTTATCAACTTCCTGTTTACCAAAGCAATGGACCCTGTTGACACGAATGCGTACGACCTGATCCAGTGGACTGGAGCTTTCGCCAGCGAAATGCTCCTCCCTATTCCTATCTACAAAAAGGGATCGGGGCCGGACGACGATGGTTCTTTTATCAGTTGTCTACGAATCTCAAAAGGCAAGAAGGAAGCTGCCCGCATCTATCATTTTGGTCAATTGGACAAAGACACTCCGGTCAGGCAGTCGGAAGTGGATGCAGTGTTCAGCATGGATTACTACTCCGATCTCGTGCTGACTCCAGCCCAGTTGGTTTTCTCTGTTCTTACCTTGAATTCAAGTGCAGAAGCGACCAGAACCCGTGAGGCTGCATCAACGATAACTTTGACTTCAAATGCAACAGGCGATATAGAGATGCTCCGTTCGGCAGAGTCGACAATCATCTTTACTTCAAATGCTGAAGGGGAGAAAGTGCGCGAGGTCACTACAGTGATGACCCTGAACTCAGCCGCTGTAGGCGACATATCGATGAGCGAGTCGGTCACTACAGTGATGGCCTTGACTTCAAATGCGGTGGTTAACAAAGATATGCTTCGTTCGGCCACATCAACGATGATTTTGACTTCAAATGCGACAACAATTCAACTGCTGAACCGTCTGGCCACGTCAACGATGTCCTTGACTTCAGATGCGACAACAATTCGACTGCTGCCTCGTTCGGTCACGTCAACGATGGTCTTGACTTCAGATGCAACAGCAAATCAACTGCTGCCTCGTTCGGCCACATCAACGATGGTCTTGACTTCGGACGCGGCAGGTACCATTCTTGATGACGTTTTCAGATCAACCTGGAACACCTCCGATACCAGCGCTGGCAGTAGTAACACCGTTCAAGTTGCGTTACCTTTGGTCTCTGGCGGAACTTACAACTTCACCGTGAACTGGGGAGATAGCACGGACGACACGATTACTGCCTGGGATGATGCAGCGAAGACGCACACGTATAACTCGTCTGGTAACTACGATATCAGTATAGAGGGCACAATCGAAGGTTGGCAGTTCAACAACGGAGGCGACAAACATAAGATCTCCCTCATCGAGAGTTGGGGCACTTTAGACTTTACTAGTGTCACGGGAGCGTTCTATGATTGCGAAAACCTCACAATCAATGCAAGTGATAGTCCTCGGTTGGTATCAGGGTTTAATAACTTTACTGCCTTTTTTAGATCTTGTGATTCGTTGATTGGTTCCGGAAGCGGTTTCGCGGATTGGGATATGTCCAGTACCATAAATATGTCCGGTATGTTCGATACTTGTATCGTATTCAACGCCTCCATAGGTTCTTGGAACACGGCCAACACAAGTAACATGTCACAAACATTCTACGAATGCGCAGCTTTCAACCAAGACATCAGTAGTTGGAACACGGCCAATGTGACGGACATGATATTTATGTTCTATGGGTGTACTGCTTTCAACCAAGACATCGGTAGTTGGAACACGGCCAATGTGACGACCATGTCAAGTATGTTCCGGAATTGCACTGCTTTCAACCAGGACATCGGTAGTTGGAACACCGCCAATGTGGCGAGTATGGCAGGTGTGTTCTGGGATTGCCCTGCTTTCAACCAAGACATCAGTAGTTGGAACACGGCCAATGCGACGACCATGTCATATATGTTCTATGGATGTACTGCTTTCAACCAAGACATCGGTAGTTGGAACACTGCCAATGTGACGACCACGTCACAAATGTTCCAAGATGCCACCAACTTCGACCAAGATTTAAGTGGTTGGGATATCTCTTCCATGACTGCCGCAACTAACATGTTCAATGGTGCCACCCTGAGCACTACCAATTATAGTGCAACACTTATTGGGTGGGAAGCTGGTACACATTGCAGTAGTGTGACTTTCCATGGCGGCAACTCCACATACAACGCAGCGGGCGCGACCGCCCGGGATGCCTTAGTAGCAGATAGCTGGACAATAACAGACGGAGGGCATATCGATGATTTCAGCTCGACCTGGAACACCGCTAATACTAGCGGTGGAAGTTCTAACGCCGTTCAAGTTGCGTTACCTTTGGTCTCTGATGGGAGTTACAATTTCGTCGTGGAATGGGGCGATAGTACGGATGACACGATTACTGCCTGGGACGACGCAGCGAAGACACATACTTACAACTCGTCTGGTAACTACAATGTCGTTATAAGTGGGGAAATCCAAGGTTGGCAGTTCAACAACGGAGGGGACAAACTCAAGATCTCTAGTATCTCGAACTGGGGTGCTTTAAACCTCGCCAACCCCAGTGGTGTTGCAGAAGACAACTTCTACGGATGCACAAACCTCACCATAAATGCAACTGATGCGATCGACTTGACGAGCGTGACTAGTTTGGATACTGTGTTCAGGGATTGTGACTCGATTGCTTCAGGCGGCGCAGGAATAGATACTTGGGACACTTCAAGCGTCAACTCCCTTACAGCGGTGTTCCGGGATTGCCTCGTGTTCAACGCCGACATTGGTAGTTGGAATACATCCAATACGACGAATATGGGCGAGACGTTCCGGAATTGTCCTGCTTTCAACCAAGACATCGGTAGTTGGAACACCGCCAATACGACGAACATGACATATATGTTACAAGGCACTACTGCTTTCAACCAAAACATCGGTAGTTGGAACACCGCCAAGGTGACTGATATGTATCGGACGTTCGGGGATTGTACTATTTTCAACCAAGACATCAGTAGCTGGAACACCCACAATACGGCGAACATGACATGGATGTTCCGAAATTGTACTGCTTTCAACCAAGACATCGGTAGTTGGAACACCGCCAATACGACGAACATGTTAAGTATGTTCTACAATGCTGTTGCTTTCGACCAGGATCTAAGCGGTTGGGACATATCTAGTATGACTAACGCATCTGAGATGCTCGATGGGACCACCATGAGTACTACCAATTATAGTGCGTTACTTATTGGGTGGGAGGCTGGTACGCACCAGTCAAGTGTGACTTTCCATGGCGGCAACGCCACATACAATGCAGCGGGCGGAACCGCCCGGACAGCTTTACTAGGAGACGGTTGGACAATAACAGACGGAGGAGCAGCGTGATAAAGAACTTAATACCTACCGAAGACGCATATTGGTTTGCTTATGAACCTTCTACCGGTGCCCTTCAAATGGGTGTCACAGAGGCGGGTTTAGTCACCAGCACATTGGCAGAAGAGTTTGAATATGGCCCTGATGTGCTGGTAAAGATAAACGCCCACAAGGCGAAGTTGCAAGACCCAGTCGCTGATAGTGCCGAGTCCGCCCAACCCGGTTTCTACCTCAACAGAGGAACGATCAAGCTTCTGAAGAAGGAGCACTGTGCAGGGAAAGTGAATCTTTACCAGGCCTTGGAAGATCACCCTGACAACGAAGTCTGAGGCAACCCTTAAACATCAACAAATCAATTCGGACATGTGTTTCGTGCGGAAGCACATCAAAGAACTGAGTTACCGCCTCTGGCGGGTTCGGGCTGGTCGTGCGGACCGGCAACAAATCAACAACCATTTCTTAAAGGAGTTTAACCATGGCGCGTATTGAAATGCGTGACATTACCATCTATGTGCAGGACGGTCTGGCCGGTACGGGCAATCTGTCCACCAATGGTACTGAGAATGATGCTGAGCTGGAAGTAGACACCATTGTCCTCAACACTACCACTACCAATCTGATTCCGGTTGGGGCTCGTTTGACGGTCAACGGCTCGACCGTTAATACGGTTCACACCGTCACTGCCCGTGTTCCTACCGATTCTGGCCCTACGACCAACATCACAATCACTCCGATTCTTGGTGCTGGAACGTTCAATACCGGCAATGAGGAAGGCGCACTAACGTTCATTAACCAGCGGATTGAGATCCAGGTCGGCGAGGGTAATCTTACCTGGACCGAAGCGAAGGAGTATGAGTACCTTCGTGAGCGTGGCGATCTTGACACGGTCAAGGAAGCTGACGAACAACCTGTGGAAATGTCCCTGGAATTCGTCTATGAGTACATCAAGACCCAGTCGGGACAGACTATCACGGCTGTCGATGCCTTGAAGCGAACTGGAGAAGCCAGCGAGTGGGTGTCGTCCTCGGCCGACCTTTGTGAGCCCTACTGTGTGGATATGCTCGTGAAGCATTGTGTTCCGTGTGGAACCGACGAAGACGAAGACGTTCTGTTCACCGACTTCCGTTATGAGTCTCTTGACTTCGACACGGGAGAAGCGACGATCGCTGTCTCTGGACGGTGCAACGTCAGTGAGCCGACTGTTACCCGCTCGACTGACACTGAGTGTTAAGTTATTGCCGACACAGGGCAGCGATGGCTCGCTGCCCTGTCGGCACCTCTTTCCTTTACGCCTTAACCTGGAGATTTAAACATGAGAGTTGCTGGAATAGAAATCACCGCGTGCGAAGAATTGCTTGTCCTGCCTCGTCCCGATGGTAACCCCATCCCGTTCCGCGCAAAAGCCGTCGCAGTCAAAGACGAGTTCGATCGTTTGATACCAGAGCCGGTGGCTCCGGTACTTCAGAAAAAGGGAGGGAAGGTCTCGGATTTTCGGGACAAGGATTACCTTGACGCAGTATCAAAACGCGACGACGCTCGTTTCGCCTTGATGTGCCTCCGATCCCTTGAACCGAGTCAAATCGAATGGACACAAGTCCAGCTCGACGATCCCAATACCTGGACCCTGTGGACAGACGAACTGAAAGAAGCAGGCCTGTCTGAGGTCGAAGTGAACCGAGTCATCGGCCTTGTCATGGCCGCGAATGCACTCGATGAGGCAAAGATCTCGGAGGCCCGAAAGTCTTTTCTACTCGGTCAGGGGGAGTAGCTCGCAAGATCCTCTGGCCGCCACATCGAACGTCAGAATATGCGATTTGGTCGGCTTGTCGCGAGTTCAATATCCTCCCTCCCGGCTTCAAAAGCAAATATTCGCTTTCCTGGGACGAGTTGGAAACCCCGCAACGGGCCACATTGATCGCGTATCACCAAACTGCTGAACATGAACGAATTGAAAAAGCAGTAGCCTTACTGCCAAAGTACAAATGAAGTTCAAAGCCGAATTCTATGCAATGCATCTCAACATGGGTGCATATGAAAAAGCCGTGCTCAAAGCCCTCCGGGAGTACAACGAGAGGGCTGGGCAGGCTTGGATTCACACAGCAGTTGACAAGACCCCGATACCGACATGGTCTGGAGCTTCGCGAGCAACATTTCAAAAGCTGGCCTCCGAACTTGGTACCTCAGTACCGATAGGATCTCTAAGAACCAAGAGTCGAGTGTCCCTTGGTCAGAGTACTTCCGGTGGCAGCGGAACAATCGAAGACAAGTCTTATGTGGGCTTCCAATACTCCACTAGTCTACGATATCTTGCTTACAACGAATATAACGCGGCGAAGGCTGGCACCCCTCCTGCCCCGTTCAGTAACAATGTTCGTTTCACGCCTTACGGTTTTCAAGATCGCGCTCGGTCAGCTTGGGAAGAAGTAGCCAAGACGGCGAGACTCCCCAACCCTTATAAATACCTCACAAAGAGGAAGCTGTAACATGCCAGATATCACGCAAAAGTTAGGTTTTGATGCCAAAGGTGCCATCAGCAGTCTGTCTTCATTGACCCGCAAATTAGACGAAGCGAACGATGCCTTAACTAGGATGAAAGGAACTTCTGGAGGTGATGCACTTAAGAGTACAGCTAAATCTCTCGACAAAGCCAAGAAAAAGTCCAACGAACTGACATTATCTTGGAAAACGATGCTCCGAGTTATCCAGACTCAGATAGCTCTACGGGGTCTTAATGCTATCACCCAAGGTATGAAGCAAGCGATCGAAAGTGCGAGGGAGCTTGGTTTAGCAATAGCTGAAATTCAAACTATTAGTGGTCAAGGGTTATCAAGTGGGGCGCTGACTAAGGAAATTATCGACCTATCCGCCACGATTTCCTCGACTCCTTTGGACTTGGCCGAAGGTTTGTATCAGACTCTCTCTAATCAGGTGGTTAAAGCAGGTGAGGCATTAAAATTCACTGCTGAGGCTTCAAAACTGGCGACCATCACCACTGCTGAGACCGCTGATGCTGTGAATGCTCTGTCATCTGTCATGAACTCTTATGGCCTGGCAGCCGAGCAAACTGAGCATATAGCAGGTACTTTGTTCAAGACGGTCGAATTAGGTCGTTTACGCCTGAGCGAAATCGCCAACGTCATTGGTCGTGTTACGCCTCTTACTGCCGAGATGGGTATCTCATGGGAAGAAACTGCTGCCTCTATTGCTGTTATGACCCGGCAAGGTGTTCGCGCTGATACTGCGATCACTCAGTTACGGGCAGTGGTATCAAAACTGCTCAAACCAACCAAAGAAATGAACGCACTGTACCGAAAATGGGGTGTTCAAGATGGTAAGCAAGCCGTCGAGACCTTTGGAGGTTTGAGGGGCGTTTTACTGAAGCTGGCCGAAGAGACCGGAGGTAGTTCAGCGGAGATGGCTGAGTTGTTCCGGCGAATACGGGCCATTGTGGGTCAAATGAGTTTGATGACCGACGACGGTAAGCTCCTTGCGGATACGATGGTTGAGATTTCTGAGGGAACAAAAAGCGCTACTCAAGCCTGGGGTGAGTTCATCAAATCTGATGCACACATACTCACCCTAGAGATGCAGAAATTTTCAAACGAGACCACGAAACTCGGTACCACAGCGATACCTGCACTTGGTACTGCCTTGTCTGGCTTGAATTTGTTAATTGAAGGTATGGGGCTCTCTATGCGTCAGGTCTTCGGCCTTGGGGATAACGCAGCGAATGAAGCCTCAGATGTGTACAGAAAGCACGCCATAAAAAACGAGGAAGCAATCGAAACACAAAGAGCATCGTTTGCACAGAATCAGCGGGAGCGTTTCAAAGGATTGACTGAGAGTATGAGTCAATACTACGCCGTTATAGGTCAGAAAGACGTACAATACTCAGATTTGAGAGATACCGGCGTTAAGGTATCAACGGCGGTGTTGATAGACAGTATCAGGACGGTCTCACAGGCATATGAAGATGGGATCGGAAAACTCAAATCGCTCAGTGAAGCACTTTCTAAGGCCATGGAAAGCAATGACAAAGGGAGAGCCAAGAATCAAGAGAAGTTACAATCCCGTCGGTTGAAGAACGAGCTTGAAGGGGCAAAAAACAATAACGCGAAGCTACGGATACTTCAACGCGAACTGAACAATCAAGAGATAAAAGCACGCGATGCTATAAGTAAAATTGACGCATCCCCGGCAAGCAGGGATCTGGCACTACAGGAAAACGCAAAGTCACTAGCTTTAAGTGACCAACTCCTTTCTCTGAAGAAGATGGCAGGCTTAAAAGGAGCTACCATCAATCAAGAGAAAAGATCCCTCGGATTCATGGAACGAATAGATGGGATTTACCAGCTATCAAACAATAAGATGAAAGAAGGTAAAGAGCACCTAAACGAGCAACAGAAAGCGGGCGAGAAAGCACTGTCCGCATATCTCGAACTCGAAAAAGAAAGAAAAGCACTTGTCGAAGGTGGTTCTTTAAGTGCTGGAGGTCCTTTACAGGACAATGCTGAGGCGGCCCTCACAGCAATCGACGCCAAGATGAAAGCGCTCTTAGGAGACGCTGCGAATGGTGCTAAGTTCTTGAAGTCTTTAGGCTTGGACACTGGTATGGACCTTCTTCAAACAGGTTTGACCGCCGCTCTCGATGACTCTCACAAGGATTGGAAAGCCGAGGTAGATAGGCTGGACGCTGAATTAGCGTCGCGGCAATTCAAACTCTCGTTGGCTTTGGACCCCGGTAGAGAAGCACAAAGAGCGGCCCAAGCCCTCGGCAGAGAGAGGCCGAAAGGCGGTGACGTTCAAACATTTCAACGAGGTACCAGTGAAGGGGCGAAGAAAGCCCTCAAAGACAATGCCCAAACACAACAGGACATATTCGACGTTGGACTCGATATTACTCGCAATGAGAGAACGATCAATGATCTTATGGCGACACGAACTAAATCGCTTGAGGCAGGCGTCGAAGCCACGATAAAGCAAGAAGGGGCCCAATCGGCCTTAGTGCGTATGTTCCTTACGGAAGACCAGCTACGTAACAACCAGATAGCTGATTCTAAGGAAGCGGTGCAGCAACAGCATGGGGCGGCAACCAAGTTGAATGATATATATCGAAAGGCGGTAATCACTCAAAAAGCGGGGCTCCCCGTCAGTGCGGAATTGTTCCAGCAGTTGAAGACTCGAACAGCAGAGCTTGCAAAACAAGGGTTACTTAACTCCGACGAAGTGGCACAATACACAGAAATATTTGGGTTGCTCCAAAGAAACAACGAGAAGCTGAAAGAACGGGAAAGATTACAAGGTGATTTACTTCCTCCTAGCGATGTTCAAAGTTTCGAGGACTTGGCACACGCTGAGGAAGAACGCGCAAGATCTTTGAAGGAGGGAGGTGATGCTGCGGGGATATTGAAAAACAATCTGGGTGAGGCGGGGAAAAGGATAGCCGAGTTTGCTCCAGCAGCAGAGGGTGCGAAGCAGCCCTTGATGGGTATGTCTGAGACCGCAAGCGATACAGCAAGCCACACAGCCGCGATAGGTGACGCGGCCGCAGGTTCAGTGGCGGGTGTCAATAGTTTGGCCACCGCATATGAAAACCTAGCAGCGGCCAAACAAAAGGCCGCAAACGCGGGAGGGGGCGAAGACTCTGCCACCCCATACCATGGGGGACCAATGAGGTACTACGCTGATGGAGGCCCAACTAGAGGGCAGGATAATGTCCCTGCGATGTTGTCCAGAGGCGAGACGGTCATTAACGCGAAGAACTCCAAGCGGTTCTACTCGGAGTTGAACGCAATGAATCAAGGAAGTCAACCTGTGTATCGTGAGCAGGGTGGCTCTGTCACCAATGTGGGTGACG